TCTTAGGGGTGCTCAATGTCGAGCAACGTCCGCTACCAGTTCTCGCACGAGAGGAAGAAGCTCCGCCAACGCTACAGGCACATGTACACGCATTGCCCCGTGTGCGGCGTGGAGCTGGACTGGGTTCACCCGTATCTTCCCAACTCCGCCGAGATTGACGAGATTATCCCCATATCCAAGCTGCCGAAGGATATACGAGGCCGCATGGCAGTTGACCCGTCCAACACGCAGGTGCTATGCCGCAGGTGCAACAAGCTCAAGGGCAACAAGCTGCCAATCAAGCAGGTCGCGCCCGTGGAGGAGCACAAGCCTATCAAGACCTCTAGGGTGTGGTGACATGGACGCCGACAAGATTAAGCGGATGCTCCAATGCTTCGTCCCAATCGAGGACGTCTGCACCGCCAATCAGGTGACCGAGCAGCAGCTTGACGAGTTCTGCCATATGGAATACGACATGCCGCTCAAGGAAGCCGCTGACGTTTTCGCAGCTCAGGGCAGGGCTATGGTTCACGCCGCCCAAGTCGAGGCCGCTCTTGACGGCAACAACTCCATGCTGATTCTCCTCGGCAAGCAGTACCTCGGCCAAACGGATGACCCCAAGCAGAACAACTCCACTAAGGAGGAGACGCCGCTTGATAACGTCCTCAAACTCTACTCTGGCGCGAAGGACAGGAAGGCAAGAGCCGCGCGTTAGCATCGTCCCAGAATACGCCAAGTCATACGGCGCTGGCGCTGAGTCGCTTGCAGAGCACTATGCGTTCGCGCTCATGCCGTGGCAGAGAACGGTTCTCGAAGCGTGGCTCGCGCGTGACGAGTTCGACCGACCCATAGCAATCTCAATCGGACTGTGCGTTCCGAGGCAGAACGGCAAGAACTACATCATCGAGATATTCGAGCTGTTCGTTTCCGTGGTTCTCGGCTGGCACGTCCTGCATACCGCCCACGAGGTAAAGACCTCGATGAAGGCGTTCAACCGCATCTGCTCGTACTTCTCTGGCATGACGGCCAAACCAGAGCTTGAGGCTATGGTCAAGTCAATCAGGAGGACGAACGGGCAGGAGTGCATCACGCTCACCAACGGCGGGTGCATCGAGTTCTCCGCTAGGTCTAGGCAGGCCGCGCGAGGCTTCGATGATATCCAAGTCGTTGTGTTCGATGAAGCTCAGGAGCTTGTGCCAGAGCAGGTCGATGCAATCATGGCCACGCTCTCCGCAAGCTCCACAGGTACTAGGCAGATTATCTACACTGGCACGCCCACCCCTCCGACCTCGGCTGGAACGGTGTTCTCAAAGGTCAGGGAGCAGGCTTTGAAGGGCGAGCTTACGAGCTGCATCTGGCACGAGTGGAGCGCGGACGATTTGCCGCCTTTGACGGCAACGTTCGAGGAGCTTCTCGATTTGGTCTACGACACGAACCCCTCGATGGGCATAACGCTTGACGAGCAGTTCACTGCTCAGGAGTTCGCAACGCAGACCATCGACGGCTTCGCAAGGGAGCGCCTCGGCTGGTGGGTGTCAATCGAGCACACCAACCTGATTCTCAAATCGGACTGGGACAAGTGCGCCCTCGATGAAGTCCCGCAGATGGAGGACGAGAAGCACGCATTCGGCGTGAAGTTCGCCGCCGATGGTTCCAGCGCATCGCTGGCAATCGCAACCAAGTACCCCGACGATACCAAGCCGCATGTCGAGCTTATCGACGTGCGCTCAGGGCGCGAGGGCGTGTCGTGGATTGCCGACTGGGTAGAGGAGCACAAGTCGCTCTGCTCAACGGTGGTAATCGACGGACTGTACGGCAGGGACGTTCTCGTTGACGCCCTGAAAGGCCGTATCTCCAAGAAGGCCGTATCGTGCCCCACCGCCAACGAGGTTGCCACCGCAGCCTCGATGATGAAGGAGCGAATCGACACGCACCGCGTCACGTGGTTCAAGGAGCAGGAGCGGCTCAACTCCTCCGCGCTCAACGCAGAGAAAAGGAACATCGGCAACCGTGGAGCTTGGGGCTTCGGCGGCTCAGACCCGTGCCCCATAGAATCATGCAGCCTTGCGCTGTGGGGTGTCCTTACTACCAAACGCGATTCTCGTAGAAAGTTAAGGGTGAAGTAATGCTTGACGTAACCAGCATGGGAAACATCGTCAACGCAGACGGCTTGCTCCAAGAGGACTCCGCACGCCTCTACAGGCTGATTCAGGTATGGAGCGTCAAGCTGGCGCGTAACAGGCTCAGAAGGCTCTACTACGAGCAGAAGGTTCTCCCCAAGAACATCGGCATCGCAATGTCCGACGAGATGGTGAAGAAGCTCAACCCCTCGTGCGGATGGGCTTCCAAGGCCGTCGATATGCTCGCAGACCGCTCCGTGTTCGACGGCTTCGTGTTCGCGGACGGCACCGAGGACGAGACGCTCAATCGGATTGTCGAGGACAACAAGCTCAGGTCTAAGTACATCACCAACGTGCATTCGGAGCTTGCGCACTCGGTCGTGTTCTGGACTCTCTCTAGGGGCAGGGTCGGGCGCTCGAACGTCCGAATCAAGTCCCACACCGCAGAGACAGCAGCGGCAATCTGGAACGGCGCTGAGGAGCGCATCGGATACGGCTTCGCAATCATCGACACAGAGCCGCAGTATCCAATGTCAACATCCGAGGTTCCGACAATCGTGAACCTCTACACGGACGATGCGACAATCGTGCTCACCAGATACACGCCCACCAGCGAGAACTGGAAGGCCGAGTACAACAGGCACCCGATGGGCAGGCCGCTCATGGAGCCTATGGCCTACTCGCCCTCTAGCATGAGGCCGTTCGGCAAGTCCCGCATCACGCGCTCCGTCATGTCGATTATCGACAACAAGCTCAGAGCGGATATGCGGGCGGAGATTGCGGCGGAGACCGTATCGCAGCCGCAGAAGTTCCTTCTCGGCGCTACCGACGAGGCCTTCGAGGTCGATGACTGGTCGGCCTTCTTCGGCAACATGTTCGTCGTTGGCAAGGACGAGGACGGCGAGGTTCCCACCTTCGGCCAGCTCACGCAGGGTTCCATGCAGCCTATGGTCGATTACAACAGGAGCCTTGCAGCGCAGTTCGCTGGCGAGACGAGCATCCCTATCTCAAGTCTCGGAATCATCCACGACAACCCCGCATCCGCCGAGGCAATCGCAGCGGCAGAGAGGGACATGGTACAGCTCGCCGAGCATCTGAACGAGACCAACGGCGAGGCCATGAGGAACGTGGCGCTCATGGCTATGGCTATGAGCGAGGGTCTGGGAACGTCAATCGACAGGCTCGATGACAACAAGCTCACCGTCACCGCAGACTTCCAAGACCCGTCCATGCCCAACATCGCGGCCACGGCAGACGCATGGACGAAGATGGCCTCCGTGACTGGCGCTGAGTGGATTGCTGGCACCGAGGAATACCTTGAGGGCATGAACGTGCCGAGGGCTAAGCGCGTGCGGATGCTCAACCAGAAGCGCGTGCTCGACGGTCGCTCGTTCCTTATGGAGGAAATGAATGGCAACGGTTCCGAGGTCGGCGATTCAAGCCTACGACAAGGAGCTTCGCAGGTTGCAGGAAGCCTCACGCGAGTACGTGTTGAGGGAGTTGACGAGGAGAGCGGCGCGGCACCAAACGGTCGAATCGTTACGTAACGATGCAATCGAGGTAATGTCGAACGCGCTCAACACCTACGGCGAGGGCGCGGCGGCGGCATCGGTCGATATGTTCGATACCGTCATGGAGCTGGAAGGCCTGACCGTTCGCGGGACAATCCGCAGCGGAATCATCACGCAGGCCGAGGTTGACCGCATCGCCCGCTATCAGGCAACCAAGCTGCTCAGAGACGATGTGGACGGATTCATCGAGCAGATGGCGAACTCCACGGCCTTCATGACGAGGCAGGTTGCCAACGGCACCACCATGGCTCAGTCGGCCTACATGCAGTACCGTGGCGGCTGGGAGTTCAGGCAGAACCTCCGAGACGGGAAAGGCCGCGCAGTCTGGTCGTACTCGACCAATGGCGGCGGCGATTACCAAATCCGATACGCGAGGGTGCCGCAGGGTCTTGAGACGTGCGACTTCTGCCTGATGCTGGCATCACGAGGCTTCGTGTACCTCACCGCAGAGTCGGCGGAAGGCTGGAACCACACCCACCGAGGATGCGACTGCATCGTGGTCGCTGGCGTTGTCCACAAGGAGCACGGCGCTCTAGTCCAAGACACGGTTCTGGAAGGCTACGAGCCTGAGACCCTATCAAAGGTCTACCAGAGCTGGGACGGGCTGGACGATTCCGAAGCCAAGCTCGACGCCCTTGAGAGTGTCACGGGGAGGCGGGAATGGTAGAGGTAGCCGCGCTGTATGCGTTCACCATGGCGATTGTGTTCTTCTGCATCATTTGGAGCTGCTGATGAAGCGAGTCGTTCGATGCGGCTCCTGCGCTTGCGCCGCCAAGGTCACACCTTGCGGCTTCACGTCCAAACCGTATCTCGTGTGCCAATCGTCTGGCGGATGCGTCGATGACGATGACGGCTGCACGTTCGGTTCCAAGGGAACTCCGAGGACTGGCGTGGAGGGTCGTGAGACCTACGTGAGCAAGGAGCCGTTCTACCAACTTTGGAATTAAGCCGCAGACGTGCGGCTTTTTTCATACCACTACTTCTGGCAGACAAGG